CCTATTGGACTCCCGCTTGGAGCAATCAAGGGATCGTCTTGAGCAAGCCAAGACAGAAGAAGAATTTAGAACAGAGCAAGGAAGGATTTTGGAATTGAGATTCCTCCTTGGATTAGAACATACTGCGAGAGCGGTACATAAGGCGGTTCAGAGCCCCGAATAGGGACACCTCTGAACTTTTTATAAATAAATGTGGACACTCGTTTTAAACGACCCACAAGGAGTTAGCTAGTTTATGGCAACTAAAAACGATCCAGTACAACTGGAAAAAGAAGCAGATGAAGCGCTTGCGCGGATTATGGCTGAAGAAAGTTCATCTAAGGCGGTGGCGGAGGAATTAATTACTCCAGAAGCAGACGCTGAGGTTACTGAACCAGAAGCAGTTATAGAAGCACAAGACTCTCCCTCAGAGTTAGAGGACACAGAGACAGAGGCAGAAACAATGGAAGTTGAAGCAGAGGCGGTTGGGGAAACCGATGAAACTTCAAACGAAACCGTGGAAACCGAAGCATCAAATGTTGAGACTCCAGAAAAAACAAATGAGGATGGTCAGTTTGTGGATTCTGAAAAACTTGCAAATGAACGTATAAAAAACGCTCAGGCAAGAATGACTAAAGCAACTCAAGAAGCGGCAGATCTTAGACGTGAGAACGATGCGATAAAGAAACAGCTTCAAGAGTTATCAGACACAGTTGAGAGTGAAAAATCTTTGCAATCAAATGTTGAGTTAAATAATTTAAAAGAGGAATACCCTGAATTGGCTACTCCTTTGATAAATAAAATAGCCGCATTAGAAGCAAAGCTGACTCAAAGCACCTCTGACATGCAAGAAAACAATATGCAAAAAGAGCTCCGAGAGCATCAGCAAGCTATAAAAACTAAACACCCTGACGTGGATAATCTGACGGACTCAGATGATTTTCAAGGATGGTTAGAACGCCAAAGCCCAGTGTGGAAGCGAGTAGCTAAAGAAGGATCTTCTGCTGAAGTAATCAACTTATTGGATTCTTATAAATCAGAGATGGGTTTAACTGTAGAGCCATCAGAGACAAAAGAACAAAAGGTAGCCAGGGCAAAGATTAAAGCTGAGCCTAAATTACCAAAGGTTCGAGAGTCTCAATTAAAGGGCGTAACAAAAAAGGTTTGGACTAGGGAAGAAATAGGTTCTATGTCAATGAAAGATTTCGAGAAAAACGAAGCAGACATTGATAAGGCTTATTCCCAAGGAAGAATTCAATAATGTTACATATAGTTCATAAACAACAATTAAAGGTGTAATTAAATGGCAGCATTCCCAACAGCTGGCGCAAATTCCGCGGCTAATTTTATCTCTGAAGTTTGGAGTAAAAAATTACAAGCGAAATTTTATGCAAGCACGGTACTACCACAAGTTAGCAACACTGACTACGAAGGCGAAATCACAGGACAAGGTAACAAAGTTATCATTCGTACTGTTCCCGACGTAACCGTAGCTGACTACACAGGTACTATCTCGTATGCCGATTTAACCACTACCAAAGTTGAACTGAATATAGACAAAGCGAAGAGCTACGCATTTAAAGTAGATGATGTTGTAAAAGCACAAGGTAATTTCGATTACTGGAATGCTGCTGCACAAGATGCTGCTGAATCCATGCGTATAGCTGTTGAAACTGATGTGTTTACTAACATAGTCACAACATTTACCCCTGCGGTGGTAGATGCAACTTCAACAACTAAAACTAATATCCTTGAAAAGATATTAAATGCAGGTCAAACGCTTGACGAAGGAAACGTCCCAGAGACAGGAAGATTTATCATCCTTTCTCCGCAGTACGTTAATTTACTCAAGCAATCTGATCTGAAAGATGCCTCTTTAGCTGGTGACGGGACTTCCATTCTTAGAAATGGTCGCGTTGGCATGATCGACAGATTCACGGTATATATGAGTAATAATCTCTATAAACCTGCTTCTGGAACAGACATCAACAAGACTCATACTATTTATGGTCATCCTAAAGCCATGAGCTTTGCTTCTCAGTTCACCAACACAGAAACTGTAAGAATGGAAACATCCTTCGGTGACGGTGTTAGAGGCTTGAAAGTCTACGGTTACAAAACCGTAGTTCCGACAGCCGGTGGTGTGATTAAATTTAGCGTCTAGTTAGATAGTTAGTGTCGAACCCTTTGCAGGGTTTATTACTCAACTGCAACGGAGAGAGGTATATCCCCAGTGCGCTCTCTCACTTTTTTTTTGAACCATAATTGGAGAATGAAATTATTTATAGAAACTCCGCATGGTTTTCGCCATTTAGGCGATCTTGATGAAGATGGTTATTTTGAGCCGTCCATTGAGTTTGAGGATGTTGACCCTAATCAGGTCGCTATACCAATGTCAGATTATGACATGCGTACAGAGTCCGTATTAGAGTTAATGGGTTTTGTTCCCGAATTTAAAAAAACCCTACATTAGAGGAAAACAATGGCTACGGTAAAAGTGATAGACTTAATAGACAGAGCAGAAACGGTGCTGCAAGACACCAGCAATACGCGCTGGGCGCAAGCCGAACTGTTGAGTTATTTAAATGACGCACACAGAGAAATTGTTATGCAACGCCCCGATGCAAAAGTTGCAAACGCAACGTTGGGCTGTTCAGCTTCCAGCAAACAAGTATTGCCATCAGGCGCTTTACGTTTAATAGACGTAGTAAGAAACCTAAACGGCAAAGCCATCACTCAAATAGACAGAAAAGTTTTGGATGTCCAAAACCCTTCATGGCACACAGGATCAGGAAACACGGCCATTGAACATTTTATGTATAACCCCGCCGACCCCAAAGTATTTTACGTCTACCCAGTTCCAAAAAATACGGTGGAAATAGAAATAGCCTACAGCCAATCAACCACGGACATCGCAATTTCAAATTATTCTTCAGACACAGCCACCATCAGTTTAGACGACACCTACTCCAACGCCATATTGGACTACATGCTCTACAGAGCGTATCAAAAAGATTCAGATTTCGGTGGCAACATGCAAAAAGTGGCAACGCATTATCAGTCGTTTGCCAATTCTATAGGATTAAAAACCAGAGCCGATCTGGTGATCACCCCACAAGCGGACGAAACAAGATCAGGAATACAGGCGGTTTAAATGGCAAACATTAAATTTACAGACTTGGCATATTTGGTGCAATCAGAATTACCTGGCTGCCCTCTATTTGTAATAGAGAGAGCCATGCGAGAAACCGCAATAGATTTTTTTACAAAAACCGACATACACATACAAGAACTGGAAGAAGTGTTTACCGTTTCAGGTGAAAGCGAATACGATTTGAGCCCACCCACGGGTTCTGACATCAATCACGTTGTGGATGTTTTTAGAAACGCCAACACCAACAACGGTTCTTACACGCCCTTAACGGCAGTCACCATAACGGATTATTACCAGAAACAAGGCAGCGGCACTGCCTACTACTACACCATGACGGACAACGACACAATTTTGCTTGCCCCTACCCCTTCCGCCTCTGAAACACTTTACGTTTTATTTTCATTAAAGCCCTCACAAACGACGACTTCGATGAACAAGGGTATTGCTAATCGCAACGCAGAATTGTTGGCTCACGGCACGTTGTATCGTTTACAGATGATGCCTGAACAGGCTTGGTCTAATACAGGTTCAGCCGCGAACAACAAAACACTTTACGAGAAACAAATGGGCGATGCCATGCGTAAAGTTAAATACGGTTGGGCAGGCGCTGCCATGACCGCTTCTTACAAAAATTTTGAGACAGGATTTTAATTATGGCTTATTCAGACACAATTAATTTAGTCAAAGATGACACCGCACCCGTGCTAACAGTAACGCTAAAGGATTCCAATGAAGCAGCAACGGGTCAGGTACTTGATGCCGACAATGCTGCAACTTGGAAACCCATAGATTTGTCTGGTGCTACGGTGCAGATGTTTTTTAGGGCGTTAGGGTCAACCACGGTCAAAGACACAATTACAGGAGCGATAACAAATGCCACCAGTGGCGTTTGCTCGTTGAGTTGGAATTCTGCTTCTTTGGACACGGCTGGCACATACGAAGGTGAGATTCAAGTCACTTTAAGCTCAGGAAAAATACAAACCGTCTACGACAAAATTAAATTTAAAGTCAGGGCTGACTTTTAGGAGGCGCAATGGCTTTACGAGCTATTGTCAAAGTATCTGGAACTTCTTCCAGTGCTAACCAATTAAGCAACGGGTTAACCGCAGACTACTCAGTACAAAGTTTTCAAAGCAGCTTTGCGTTTGTTAATGCAAAAGGCAATTTTGCTTACGCCAACATTGTTGCCAGTTCCGTGATCACGGACTCCGACAGCAAACACCAATGGTTTGAAGACCAG